GAGGACTACCCCGCCGCCCATCAACCCCGCCAATAAGCCGCCGTTCTGAAGGAGCACACGATGAACTGGAAAACGCTCAAGGCCGCCGTCTCGCCCCTCTACGAGGAGGAGAAGAAGCTCAAGGAGGCCCTCCTCAACGGAGGGGAGGACGCTCTCGACATGGTGCTGGAGGGCTACGCCAGGCTCAACCACGCGGCGGAGACGCTGACCGCGACGTCGGCTCCGCCCTCCGGCAGCCAGCAGGAGGCCCCGAAGAAAAGGGGACGCAAGCCGAGGTCGCAGGGAGAGCCCGTCCTCGTCGTGCCGGCGTCCGTGGTCGCGGCCCCGGCTGCGCCGCCCCCGATCCCGGCCGCCCCTGTCGTCGTCCCGACTTCGAACGAGGTGGAGGAGCCCTGTTGCCTGCGCCCGGAATGCGAGCACTACGCGAAGGTCCACGATGGGACTGGCAAATGCAAGATCCCGCACTGCCCGTGCGGAGGTCTTCTCCGCGCCGCGTCTGCCGCGTCTCGCCCATTCTGAGGTAGCTGGAGCAATAGCGTGGCTGGCGATCCTACTCGCCAGCCACTTCTTCCTCGCCTACGTTCGCCGCTGCATGGAGGACCCTTGGAACTCACAGAGCATCAGCAAGGAGTCTACGATGCCGTCAAGGAGTGGTTCCGTGGATCGAAGCGGCAGGAACTAACGTTCGGGGGGTATGCTGGTACGGGCAAAACGGTGACAGCTAGCGTTATCGCGTCCGGCGATGACTTTGGCTATGTCCACACCGTCGCCCCGACCGGGAAGGCCGTCCGCGTCCTTCGTTCCAAGGGGATCCACGACGCGGAGACGATCCACTCCTTCGTCTATCGGTTCGTGGGCAAGGACGCGAATGGCCAGCCGATCTTCGATACCAAGGAGACCGAGGAGCCGGATCTCCTCGTTGCCGATGAGTCGTCGATGGTCCCCATGCCGGTTTACCAAGACCTTCTCGCTACCGGTCTGCGGATCCTCTGGATTGGAGACCACGGGCAGCTAGAGCCGGTCGGAGAGGACGCCGGGCTTATGAAGGATCCAGAGATCCGGCTCGAGGAGATCCTTCGGCAGGCCAAGGAGTCGCCCATCCTCGCGTTCGCACACGAGTGCCGGCAGGGCATCCCGCCGCGTGATCGTATTGACGTTCCGGGGCTCAAGGTCGATCGGATCAGCGACTACCTGTACGACACCGAGCGACTCCTGAGCTTCGGACAGATCCTCGTCGCGTTCAACCGTACCCGCACGTCTCTCAACAACCGGATCCGCGAGCACTTGGGCTTCAAGGCCAAGGTCGAGGTGGGCGACAAGCTTATCATCCGCCGCAATAACCGACGCCGGAGGATCTTCAATGGAATGATCGTCGTCGTCGAGAAGATCCACGAGCTATCCGGCAAGGAGGCGACCGTCGACCTCCGCGACGACGACGACCGCCTGCTCGAGGAGGTCAAGCTCGACCTGCGGCAGCTCGGCAATAACCAGCTCGTCGACCCGTTCCCTGGGGTTGGCCTGGCGGACTACGGATATGCGATTACCGTGCATAAAAGCCAGGGCTCACAATGGGACAGGGTTCTCGTCGTTGAAGAGTTCTGCCCAAAGTGGTCGATGCCACGCTGGAGATATACTGCGCAAACCCGCGCGGCCAAGGAACTCGTGTACCTGACGAATGAGGTTAAAAGATAATGACCGACTGCTTCTGCGGCCACCGCGGCATTTGCACCATGTGCGTGCTCGACGACCTATCCGACATCCGGGGCGCCGTCACGACCACGGGGCGCACTCACACGCTTGATCCGCGAGGAGTCGCCGACCTGGACGCGCTGACCGCCCGCCTGGCGGGCATGTTCGACGAGGCCAAGGACGACCGACGGGCGCTGGCTGATACCAAGACGGAGCTGGAGGAACTCGCGAAGAAGCTGGAGCGGTGCCAGGAGATCCTGAAGTGATTCCCGCCGTCGAGATGGTCTTCGGCTCTCGTCTCTACGGCACGGCCACGCCCGAATCGGATACCGATATCAAGGGCGTCTTCCTTCCGACCGCAGAGGAGATCGTTTTCGGTCGGGCCGACCGCACGATCCACGCGGGGACCAAGTCCGATCAGGCCGCCAAGAATTCTCCAGACGACGTGGACCGAGAACTCTACTCTCTCCGGAAGTTTCTCGGGATGGTGCTCTCTGGGCAGACGGTCGCCGTGGAGATGCTATTCGCGCCGGCCTCGGCGTACATTTCCGCCCCGAAGCCAGCGTGGAAAACCTTGGTCGAGAACCGCGGTCGGCTCATCTCGCGGAACACAAAAGCCTTCCTCGGCTACGTGCGACGCCAGGCCGCGAAGTACGGCATCAAGGGCTCGAGAGTGGCCGCAGCCCGCGAGGTTGTTGATATCCTCTCGCAGGCCCCCGGAACGCAGCAGATGACGGCTATGCGCCCGCTCCTGCTCGTCGCGTCCGCGTCCAGCGAGCACATAAAGCTGATCGAGGTCGAGGCTTATAGGGATGGGCCGAAGGCGGAGTATCTGGAAGTTTGTGACCGCAAATTCATGATGTCCCTCCGGTGCGACTACGTGGCCGACAGCATGCAGAAGATAGTCGACACCTACGGCCAGCGAGCGCTCGCCGCAGAGAAGGAATCTGGGATCGACTGGAAAGCGCTCTCTCACGCCGTGCGGGTGGCGTTCCAGACGCACGAACTCCTGACGACCGGAGAACTCACGCTCCCGCGGCCAGAGGCCCACCTGCTGATAAACATCAAGCTGGGGCAAAAAAAGTACGTGGACGTGGCCAAGCTGATCGAGAAGCTGGCGACCTTGGTCGAGTCCTCGGTACCGGCGTCGGTTTTACCGGAGGAGCCGGACACCGAGTGGGCGCATCGTTTCGATTACGAGGTACACAGTGAAATCGTCAGGAAGGGATAGGAATGATTTCGTCGTTGTGCAGTGCGAAGGCCGGCGAGCTAAATGGATCGCCGTCTATGACCCCGCGAGACACGAGATCGGCGACAGATTCGCGAGAGAAGACTACGCCGACGCAGAGGCCGCCCGAAGGAACAGAGTCGTCGGTATCGCCGCAAAAAAACTCAAGCAGTCGGAGCTCCCGTTCGATGCCTAACCGCAAATGGGTATTGACGGCCGAGCAGAGAGACGAATTGGTCCGCACGTACAGACGCGTCGGCTCAACGAGGATTGCCCGGCGCTGGGGCTGGCCGCAATCGACCGTGGCCAGGCACGCAGCCTCCCTCGGGCTCTCACGCTCGATCGACAGGAGGGAATGGTCGCCCGAAGACCTCGCGGAACTCGAAAGGCTGGCCGGGACAGTCGAAGTCAGGACCCTGTCCAGAAAGCTCGACAGATCGGTGGCCTCGGTCTGGCGGAAGATCAATAGACTCGGCTTCAGCGCAAGGGTCCGCGACGGCTACACGATGTCCGAACTCGTACAGTGCTTTGGCGTCAGCGAGCACACTATCTATCGCTGGCTTCGGGAGAAAAAACTTGTTGCGCGCGGGCGCCGGCTGGAGGTACCGTGCCGGACCAACCCATACCAGTTCGAGGAGGACGATGTGCGGCGCTTCATCCGTCTCCACGGTCGCGAGGAGGTCTCCCTGGACAAGGTCGAGGCCGAGTGGTTCTGGGACATGATGCGATGAAGCGCGTCCTCGAGCAGCTCACGGTGGCCCTCTGCGCCGCCGTGCTCCTTCTTCTCATCGCTTTAGTCGGACGTACTATCGGGGCCGTCTTCGGCCTCTGGAGTTTGTTATGACACGCAAGACACGTCGTCGCATCGCGCGGGCGAAGCGCTATATCGCGAACCGCTCCATCCGCCCCCGGCGCTTCCTGCGGCTCTTCAAGTGCTCGGCCAACATCAAAGAGGCCGTGCTCAAGGGCACCGGAATCGCGCCGAAGGATCTCGGACGCCTGATCTTCCGCGCGGAGATGCGGCGTGGGCTGGCGGCGAGATGAGTGACGACGCGAAAGACACGGTTGATGCTCTCCTGGATACCCAGCTCTACGAAAAACTGTCCCCGTGGGAGTTGGACTTCCTGGAGAGCATTTCCGAGCGGATCGAGTGTCGCCACTCCCTCTCGGAGAAACAAGTAGAGACGCTCGACCGCATCTTCGAAGAAGCCCAACGTCGGTAGGGCGACGATGGCTTCCGAGCACAACGTCCTGGCCGAGGTATTGCTCGGTGTCGACGGCCTGAACCTCGCCGACGGTCGCCCGGCCCTCGCGTGGATCCTACGGACGCAGGTAGGCAAATACCGCCACCTCTACGATGACGGGGTCGTCTATTTGGGCTTCAAGGGTCTTCCGGACGCTGTCGGGCAATTATCATGCTGTTGCGGCTTTACGATCGAGACGAAAGCTGCGGACGGCCAGCTCAGGAAAGAGCAGATTAGTTTCCGAGACGACTACCTCTACCGGACGCAGGGGAAGGGTTTGTGTATCCTTGCCCGTTCCGCGGACGACGCGACGCGGCCGATCATCGAGCACCTAGCGGTACATGGGCTGGCGGTGGTGCGATGATACTCGGCTGGGGTCCCGGGATGAGGCCGGAGCCGTGGGTCGCCGACGGAGAGCTTCTCGTTAAGCCAATCCCGAAAAGGGTGGCCGACAATATTGTTCGAAATGGGCACTACTCTAGGTCGGTCGTTTGGTCTTCCTCTCTGCACTTTGGCGTATTCTGGACCGGAGCCGCTGGGAAGCCGATCGGGGCACTTCAGTTCGGTCCCGGGATGAATCCGGCGAGCGGCGCGAGGATCGTCTCCGGAACGGAACGTAACGGATGGCTTGAGTTGAATCGCACGTGGCTTGCCGACGAAAAACCGCCGAATTGCGCCTCTCGGGCCATTGCGTTTTCCCTACGCCTCGTCCATCAGGCCCGTCCGGCCGTAAGGTGGGTTCAGTCGTTCGCCGACTCGCGATGCGGGAAGATGGGGGCCGTATATCAGGCCGCGTCTTTCTTATTCTGCGGCTCGCATGACTCGACCTTCTTCTTACTCGACGGAGAATGGTTCCACAAGTCATTAGTAGGTCGAGCCGAATTTGATAGCCGCGGATGGTGGAGTGGCCCAAAGGCTGCGAGACTACGAGAGGGCTTCTCTCGGGCGACGCCGCATACGTTCACGCAATATCGTTACATTAAATTTCTCGACCCTAGAGCCAGGAAGCGCCTGTTGCTGCCCGTCCTCCCGTTTCCCAAGCCGGAACGGTCGGCCTTGCCCGTTGCGGAGCTACCAGCATGACCGCCCCCTGCCTCGTCTGCTCCCACCCGCAGCTCTCCGACATCGACGAGGCTATCCGCATGGGCGCGATGCCGGATGCCGTGGCCGACGATTGGGATCTCACGATCGCGGCCGTCCGCGTCCACACGAAGCACCTCGATCAGCCGACCCCGGAGAACCCGCTCCTCGCCGCAGCGCTCGGATACGTCGATCGCGGCTGGAAGGTGATGCCGCTGCACTCGATTGTCCGTGGCGAGGGATGCTCGTGCATGGAAGGCATCAACTGCCGCTCGGCCGGAAAGCACCCGCGCACGGTCCACGGCCTCAAGGATGCGACGCTCGACAAAGACCTCGTCCGCGACTGGTGGCGTAAGTGGCCTGACGCAAACGTGGGTATCGCCACGGGCGCGGGATCCGGCGTCTGGGTTCTTGATGTCGACCAGAAGAAAGACGGCGTCCTTACCCTTGCGGCACTCGAGAAGCAGCACGGACCACTCTCCCGCGTGATCGCGTGCCGAACGGGCGGAGGCGGCTGGCACATCTACTTTGCGTGGCCCGCCGACCGCGGCGTCCGCACCACGGTCGGGGTCTTCCCCGGCATCGATACCCGCGGCGACGGTGGCCTCGTCGTGGCGCCGCCATCGAGGCACTTGAGCGGCGAGTTCTATCGGTGGGAGGGTGACGGGACGCCGGAAGCCGCGTCCGAGTGGCTCATGGCTCTCCTGGACCCCGCCGTAGAGCCGCCGACGCCCGCCTCCGTGCCTGCCGGGGACGCCACGACTCCGGCCGAGCGCCTAGTGGCATGGGCAGTGAAGCGGGTCCAGGACGGCCACGGGCGCAACGAGACGGGCTTCGCGCTGGCCTGCCAGTGCCGAGACAACAGGATCGCCCCGGAGGCCGCCACGGACATCATGGCCGCCTACGTGGCGGCCGTGACGGGCGACGGGGACCACCCGTATTCGGCGAAGGAGGCCGGGAAGTCCCTGTCCCAGGCATACAGACGCCCAGCGAGAGATCCGTGGGCCACCCAGCCGACGTCGGCCTCCGTAGACGACCTCGGGGACTGGCAGCAGCACCTTCTCTGGATCAAGGACAGTAAGGGGTTCCTGAAGACGCTGATCCCCGGCATCCACAACGCGGCCGTCATTCTTGGGCTGTCTCCGGAGCTGAGGGGTTGCGTCTACCTGGACGAATTCGCCTCGCGCATCATGATCGACGTGGAGCCGCCGTGGGGAGGCGGGGGGTCCCGCCCATGGAAAGATGTTGACTATGCCTCGGCGAATGCGTGGCTCCAGGCCAGGCATAAGCTGAACGTCGGAATAGAGCCCACGAGGCACGCCGTCGAAGTCGTCGGGAGCAAGGACATGAGGCATCCTGTGAGGGAATACCTCCTGTCGCTCGAATGGGACGGAGAGGTCCGCACGGACAACTGGCTGCACGAATTCTGCGGCGTGAGGGAGTCGCATTGGGCATCCATCGTCGGCCCGCGTTGGCTCATAAGCGCCGTCGCGCGCGTGATGAGCCCCGGCTGCAAGGCGGACCACACTCTCATCTTGGAAGGGGCGCAGCGCATTGGAAAATCGAGCGCTCTAGCGACGCTGGCGCATCCGTGGTTCACCGATGAGCTCGGGGACCTCGGCTCGAAGGACGCGGCCCAGCAGCTCCACGGCGTGTGGGTCGTCGAGCTGGCCGAGCTGGACGCGATCGGCCGCGCCGAGGTCTCCAGGACCAAGGCGTTCCTCTCGAAGACGTTCGATCGCTTCCGGCCCGCCTATGGGGTGCAGGTGCGGAAGGTCCCACGTCAGAACGTCTTCGCCGGCACCGTCAACCAGAGCGAGTACCTCCGTGACGACACGGGGAATCGACGTTTCTGGCCCGTCAAGTGCGGCAAGGTCGACCTGGAACTCCTCGAGTCGCAGCGAGACCAACTGTGGGCCGAAGCACTCGTCCGCTACACCCAAGGAGAGGTCTGGTGGCTGGGGGATCGAGAGTCGGCCCTCGCAGAAGAAGAGACCGAGCGGCGAATGGAAGTCGATGCGTGGGAAGAGACCATCCGGAGCTTTGTGGCCTCCAGGAAGGACGCTCGGCTGGTCGGGGTCACGCTCTCCGACATCATGGGCGCACTCGGGATCGAGATCGCCCGCCGCACCCGCACCGACCAATTCCGCGTGACCAGAGCCCTAACTAGGATGGGGTGGGCGCGAACCGAGGGCCGCGGTCGAGACGGAGAAAGAATACTGACGTACAGGCCCAGCGCGAAGTCGCTCCGGCTTGCACTCGCTGAGGAGGAGGATGATGGACTCGGAATTGATGGAGCTAGCGACGACGCTAGTGAGCCTTGCGCTATTGGAGAAAACGAGGGTCGTCGCTGAGGTAGAGGCGCTCCCGGGGCGTGTTTACAGGCTCAGCCGCCCCGAGGCGCTCTATCGGATGTGCCGATCCAAGCGCCGATATCACGACCACAAGGAGGCCAAACGAGCGGCCCGTTGGCTCAAGAACGACCACGGGGCGGTCTTGCGGACATATCGCTGCCCGGTTTGCAATGGCGTCCATTTCAGCAGTAAGGAGTAGGCGGGCGTGTCAAGACGAACGATCGCTGCTTCCGATAATCCCGCTGTCGTTGCTGGAATGACCACCAGGAACAACGGCCGGTACAATGGCAACGGGCGCGAGTGGGCCACTTCTCCGGAGATTTTCGACCCGCTCCACGCCGAGTTCGACTTCACCTTGGACCCGTGCAGTACGCCCAGCAACGCCAAGTGTCGCAAGTTCTATACCGAGGCCGACAATGGGTTGACGCAAACATGGGGACGCGAATCGGTTTTTATGAATCCGCCGTATGGCCGCGAGATATATGCATGGACAAAAAAGGCGCGTGAGTCTGCCGCGGCCGGCGCGCTAGTGGTCGGTCTTCTTCCGGCATCGACGGATCTTCGGTGGTGGCATGACGATGTCATCGGACACGCGGAAGTGCGCTTTATCAGGGGCCGAGTCCGATTCCTAACAGGCGGTCCCTATCGGGCTAGCGGATTCTCTGCGTCGGTCGTTGTCATTTGGTGGCCCACGAAATGCAGTAAGGAGTAAATAGATGGACTGGATTCGCGTAGTTATCATCTCTAGCATCACGTCGCACATGGGCGAGCTTGGTCGGTCGCCGCATGTCAGCGCGACGCCGACCGTGACCCTCCATGCGTCACGCGCCGACGCCATGGAAGCCGAGCGCGCGGACCGCGGGAAGCGCTCTGTTGGATTCAGAAGCCAGGGCGCGGACGAGTGGAGCGAGTCCTATATGGAGTGGTCCGGCTCGTTCGCGCGCACCGTGATCCTGATCCACGAAGGGAAGGTCGAGCGTATGACGTGGAAGCCGAGGACCAAGGTCGTGACGAAAGCGGTCGAGGAGCCGGACGGCGAAGAGTTGGTCGCAGGGGAATAGATGAAGCCGAAACCTGCTCTCGGCGACCCAGAAGTCGACCATCCGAACCACTATTGTCGCAACGGGGTTGAGGCCCTTGACGTGATCGATGCCTTCGGGCTTGGATTCGCCGACGGGAACGCACTCAAATACCTTCTCCGGGCCAAGTTCAAAGGGCAGGAGGTTAGGGATATCAAGAAGGCTATTTTCTACCTGACCCACCATCTCAGAAGGATAGAAGGAGGACCCAGGTAATGAGCCCCAACGCAACCGCCGACCCGTCCGATGCCACGATCGAGGCGCTTTTTATCTACCACGCTCCGAGCGACGATCAGGTCGCTCGGCCGAAGACCGTGCGCGACGCAGCCAAGTCCTTGGCGTACGCCATCCACAGCGCATGCCCCGGTAGCCCCGATCGGACAGCAGCGATGCGACAGCTCCAGGACGCTGTCATGACCGCAAATCGCTCAATCGTGCTCGGCGGGCTCTCGTATCGGTAACCATGCGCCGACTCGCGGGTAGTGGGTCAGTTTGACTAACCCATTGAGCCGAAATGGTATGCAGCTTGCATTAGCGGTCAAGCACGGGGCAGGGCAGTAACGAAAAAAGCCGCCCAATGGCGGCTTAAGTAAGAGCGAAACGTCAAGCGGGTCAGCCTGTCTTAACTCCGTCCATGGTCGCCCTCCTTCTTCTCCGTCCCTGCGAATGTGGTGCCTACTGGAGGTGGCGTCAACCTGTCACCATTCCCGGTAGATCTTGTATTCGCCGCCCATCCTAGGGTGCGGGATGTTGCATGTTATCACCGAGCCGCCGAGGTGAGGTGCCGAGATCTCCTTCTCTCCGACTGATGTCCTCTGTGTCGCCCTGGGCGCGTTGCCGGAGTGGCAACGAGGGGGTAGGATTACGAATGGAGGCGGGGGGAATTGAACCCCCAGCGGAAGGAAGAAAGCCGACGGACTAGCCGCTAGGGCTTTTTCTCCCACCTTGCCGCCGCCGCCTTCCGAGCGATAGCGCGCCTCTTGGTGGGGGAGAGCGCCGCAGCCCGCGCCGGGCCGCCCTTCAGGCCGCCACGGCGCCCCAAGGCTGCCGCCGCCGCGCTGACGGCCGGATCGATGGCCGGTGGCTCCTCGGGCTTCTGCGCCGGCTTCTCGGCGTCGCTCGTGGCCTCCGAGACGATTCGGACGGCAAGCTGGTTGATGTCGGGCTCGGCCGGCTTCTTACTTGAGCGCTTAGGCATGTCTAATGGTGCGAACTTGGCCCCGCAGAGTCAATCCCCGACTATTTCAAACTGACCCACTACCGACTCGCGCCTTCCGCTCCGTCTCCGGATCCATCCAGCGGCCAAAAACCGCCATGTAGCGAGCCTTGACCCATCCATCCTGATTTTTGTACTGCCGCTTGGCGGCCTCCCGGAACCACCGGGCGGCAGTACGCACTCGCTGCTCGTCGGGAGCCTCAGGACACAGGGCCGGACGCGCCCGTGTAGCCTGCTGGAGCTCCCCGGCGCGCTGGATGATCGGCCGGTGGTAGATGGGGAATGGCGTGCCGCAGTGCGGGCAGATCGCCGTCCCGGCCCGGGCCAGCCGGAAGCACTTCCCGCAGCGACGAATGGAGATGGTGGCCTCGGTGGTCTTGCGCTTGACGTGGCCGCCCTCCAGCGTCCACTCGTGCGGATCGTCGGGGAGGCCGAATTCGGGAATGAGACTCATGCCCGCGTGGTCAAGCAGCAATAGGTCCCTTTTGCCAGGGAAGATACGCAACCCGCGGCCCTGCATCTGCATCCAAATAGCCACCGATTGCGTCGGCCGTAGGATCTGAATGCATGCCGTCCTCGGCACGTCTAGGCCATAGGTCGCTATCTCCACGTTGCACAAAATCGGGAATACCCCAGCCGAGAATTCAGCTATTAGCTTATCTCTCTCGGCGTCCGGAGTCTTGGCGTGGACCATCCGAGCATCGACACCCTTGGCCCGGTACTGATCGCGCGCCATCGTCATGTGGGCCACATCGACGCAGAAGACGATCGTGGAGCGGCCCTCGGCCTTCTCCAGCCACGTCGCGACCGCGTCACCCGTGAGACTCGGCCGTGCGACGCGGGCCGCGAGCTTATGTCGATGGTAGTCGCCGCCCATGGTCGGAATACTGCTCAGGTCGATGTCCCACGGTGGCTGGAATGCAACGTAGGGACACAAATAACCGCGCTGAATAAGGTCCGCGACCGTGGCGACCCGAATGATTCGCTGGAAAGCCGATCCGAGTGGACGTCCGTCAAGACGGCACGGCGTCGCTGTGGTCCCGATGAAAATAGCGTTCGGGAAGCGCTCGCGAAGGGTCAGCGTAGCCTGGAGGCCAAGATGTGCTTCGTCGCGGAAAATGATGCTCGGCTCGGGCACATCACGACGCAGGAGGGTCGCCGTGGTTGCGATCTGGATAGGATAGCCCGGCCGCCTCCGTGGATGGTCAGCCTGGAGAATTCCGTGGTCCAAGCCAACCTCGTCGTAGTGCCGTGACATTTGGCTGATGATCTCGCGCCTCGGAGCGACCACGTAGGACGAGAAGCCCTTCCTGGCGGCCCGTTCCGCCATGTCCCGGATCATGAGGCTCTTCCCGCTGCCAGTCGGCGACTCAAGGATCAGCGATCGACAGCCCTCCGCGATGGCCAGGCGAGCGTCATCGACAGCGGCGACTTGGTAATCACGGAGGGGAGAGTGGGGCATCAGTTATTCCGCACGAGCGCCTGGGCGTAGAGGAAGAATGTCTCGTGCTCCTCGTATCCTTTGCGAGGGTTCGTCCGTGCGTGCCACGCCGTCACGGAGACGCCTCCGTGGAGACTCCAGCCTGCGGCAAGAAGGCGGTTCACGAGTTCGGCCAGAGCGGCGGCGTCCTCCTCGTTGGCGATCACGTATTCGCTAGCCATTGGCCACCTTGGTCGCGGCGGTGGATTCGCGGGACAGCGAGCGCACGAGTCGGGCGAGCCGCAAAAGCCGAAAGACACGCCACGACGGGCAGCGTTCGAAGTCGTAGATCGCCGCAGCCCAATAGCGACGGAGGGCGTCGTTTTTCTCGGCCTCGATTTGGGCGACGAGAGCGGAGTCGATCGGCAGGTTCATGTCGACTCCTTGTCGAGCAATAGGGTCCCGGCGCGAACGACCAGCGGGCGAAGCGCTGCGTACCACTCGAGGCGATGCTCCTGGTCGGCCATTCTCTGTAGCGTGCCGCGCGGGAAGGGCGACACGAGGGCTAGGATCTCGCCGAGGACCTGCTCCAGCCCCGCGATCCGCGCCCGCTGGGCGGCGTCGTGAGCGAGGATCTCGAACTCCATCGTTCTTACCGTATGCACGCTCCACTCGTCCGCTTGTCTCGCGACCTTGTCAAAGCGCGAGGTGATCTCTTCTCTCGTTAGCTCGTCGGTCATCGCGACACCGACACTCGCGCGTCGGGATTCGTCTCGCACGCTCGCAGGTAGTCGCGAACGAACTCGACGAGTCCTTCGTAATCGCCCCCTCCGTTCTCCGGATTGAACGCCTCGAATCGTGCGGGGTCGCTTTCGAGCAGCGCGAGTCCGGCGGTCAGCGGCTCGACGAGCTGTGCTGCACGCACGATACCGATCTCATCCGGGTGCCATAGCTCCTTGTAGATTCCCGCCGCTAGCGCCATCGAGTTCAGGTTGTGCGTGATGTTGCGCGAGTAACGGTCGCGTGGCGCGTCGGTGTGACACGCAACCGGCTCATAGCCGGGGAATCGCGTGTCCCACTCCTCGCGCGTGATCTCCCGGGTAGAGCCGCGCTCGCGGATGAAAATGCCGGAACCGCCGGGTGCGCAGGGGACGTCGGTCAGATACACATCGAGACTCATAAATCAGCGTACCTCCTTCATCTCGTCGCCGATCGGGACGACGAATAGCTGTGCTCGTGTCGGTTTCCGAAGTGACACCGTCACGCGACCGCTCGCGTGGGCCGTCATCTTCACCCGGAGTTTAGTGGCGCGGGTGATGACTCCGGCATACCTCAACGGCTTCGTCTCGGTGGCGCACGGGTTCGTAATCGTCAGGGCCGTTACCCATTCGCCGTCCACCCATTCCTGGATCGCGACCGTTGTCACGGTCGGCTCGCATTCGTCGTCGCCGCCCGTCCATAGCTCAATGGTTTCGAACTCGGCGCTGTACGGATTTGGCGCGGGCGCGTACGTGATGGCTGCTTACGATCGACGGTGACAATCGTTGCGTTGTGCGCCCCGCCGTGGTCTACGATGATCGTTTCGATACGCTTGAATCCGGCACCGAAGCCGAGTGCGTTCCACCCGCAGCGAATGGCGACACCACCATCGACCAGTAGCGCGCCGAGAAGGATGACGCACTCTTTATACAGGCGCGCATTCTGCGTGTCCTGTGTTGAGCAGGCGCGTCCGACGCCCGCGTAGCACTCGGAGATTTGACGCGGCGAGTATGGGGGGTCCATTAGCACCACATCAGCCCGAACCCCATCGGCCAATAGCCGCTGGAGCCACACTCGCGCGTCCTCGTGGCTTTGCGCCGTGGTGTTTGGATTGAGGTCGTTACGGTGCGTCCCGATCTTGCTGTTACGCGCAAAGGGGTCCACCACAACAGCGGCGCCCCGCGTCCAGTGGCGGACGAGCACGCCGATAGGGGGGATACCGAACGTGTCCGCGTTGGGCATAGCGAAGGCGCGGCGGATTCGCTCGCTCACGGTTTCTCCTCGCGTGCCGCGTGCGCGGAGCGGGGGGCGCCGTCAGGGCACGCCCGGCACGGGTGATACGCGTGCTTGCACGCCTCCCCGCGGCGGCGGGGGGGGGGATGCCAGCGGCGCTCCTCGTCGCACCGTTTGCACACGTCGTCCCCGGATCCGCAGACGCACATGTCGGGGTTTTCCTGATAGTCGCCGCACGTTGGGCTCATGGAGCGTCCCCTCGGTGCGATGGGGGCATGGTGGATTTCGTCGCGCTTCGTCTCCCGCTCCTCTTCCCGCGCCGGGGGCGGGGCCTCGTGCCGATGCGGCCCGCTCATGTCGTCCTTGCAGCCGACGCAGAGAAAAACCCGCTTCGCCACGACGCTCGCGGCCACGGCCCCGCAGACCTCGTTCCATTCGATGAAGGCGTCGATCTCGTACTCAACGCGCGGCCCGCGGACGCCGCAGTGCTCACATTCGATGAAGTAGATGTCGGCGTCATCGCACGGTGTCGGCCGTTCGCCGCAGTGGTAGCAGGTAGCAAGCTCTCGTGTTTTCACTCCCCCTCCTTCCCCTCGGCCTCGGGCGCGAGGAGGGCCGGGAGCGTCACGTCCCAGAGCATCCGGTCAATCTGCACCTCGTAGTAGACGCGCGTGGCATGCGAGAACGCGCACGACCGGATTTCGCGCAACGCCGCATCCAGCTTCGTCACCCTCTCGCGCAGGGCGGCGTCGTGGTCGAGGACCGGACCCACGCTCACGCGCCCGTCCTCTATGCCGGCGATCGCCTCGACGAACGTCGCGCGGTTCAGAATATCGTTCATCACCCACTCTCCTTTCGCGGGGGCGAGCGGGTTCTCGCGCTGGTAACGCTCTCGTACCATTCGCCACACCTCGGCCGTGAATAGCGCCTTCGCGCTATCGGGCACATACGAGGCGTGCAATGCCTTCAGCGCCACTACGTCGAGCGCGGCGTTCGCCTTCAGAAACCGGACGCTCACAGGATCAACAGACTCGACTACGTAGATGCCGATGCGACGGAGCGCATCACGAGTGGCCGGCGCGATGTCGCCCTTTTTCACGATTAGCACAGCCGGATCGTTTGTCACACTCTCCTCCGAATCCTGTTCAGCTCTCGCGTGATCTTCCGGGTGATTTCTTCGTCGCCCGTCCAGATCACGCGCCCGGTTTCGATCTCCTCGGCGCGCCAGACACCGTTGACACGGCGCGTCTGGTAGCGGTCAGCAAGACCCGGCGGAAGCTCGCCGGGAGCGAAACGGTCGTCTCCCGCAGCACTCGCGGGGGCTGGGGTCAGTTCCACGTCATTGGGCATCACCACCTCTCAGGGCTCCGGATCCGGAGCCGCGATCGGCTTCAATGGGTCCGCAGCCAGGATCGTATCGAGTCGCTTGGACACGGCCGCCAGCTTCGCGGCGGTCTCGCGGAGATCCTTGCGGATGCTGGTCAGTTCTCCCAACCGGCGAAATGCTTCTGTCACGGGCACCGTCTCGTTGACGTGGAACGAGCCCTTGTTCTGATGGCTCGGAACGATGTATGCCCGATCGTAGCCCATCACTCTCGCCAGTTCGTCGGCGTCCGCCTCGACGACGTAGCTCCCACCGTTGATTGTCGCTAGGATTTTCACTGTAGTTCCTCCTCTGTTTCCGTCTCCGCCATCGCGCGCTCCCAGCGGACGACGACGGTCAGTAGTCCGGCGAGCAGCACGGGTCGAAGATCGCGATCAACGATCTCCTCCAGCGCCCCCGCCAGCCGGTCCACGAGCGGCGTACTCACTTGCTCACCTCGTCCTCGAAGGGCGCTTCGTCAACAGTAGCCACCGAGTCAAGCCATCGGACCTCCCCACGTGCGCCCAGCCGGGGGGAGCGGTCGCCACGGCGCGCCACGTGAGATTCTCGCGGCGAACCCTGCCGGCCACGGTATTGCGTGCGTCATGCAGCGCCAGGAGCCACTTGGCGACCCCGAGACACTTCTCCGAGCGATAGAGGCTCTCGCTCTCGAGGAGCGGCAGCACCTTGGCGACGGTCTCACGGGAGAATTCCGCAAGCTCACGCTGGAGCATCCCGTACTCTTCCTTTTTCTCGGCCATGGCCTGCTCGGCGTTCTTGAGGAGCGTCAGGCGGTAGACATGCCCAAGCGACACATCAACGAGCGAGGCATGGTGCCACGGCCCCGTCTCCGGCTTGCCCCACGGAGCCTTTGGGCCGAGAAATACGCCCGTTACCCTCGCCCTCCGGACGAGTCTCGCGACCGCTTCGACTCCTTTACGGTAGAGCTCCGGGACTGCGGTGGACTCCCAGAAGAGCGGCTCCGTGACCCCGTCCTCTGCCCTGATGGTGACGAGTCCACCGAAGCGCTCGAAGAAGTCCCGGCAGGCATGGCAGACGTAGTGCTGGCGCAGCTCGGGCGATCCGAAGCCATCGAGAAAGGCTTCGAAGAGCCCCTCTGCGTCTGTCATGAAGAGCGGCTCGTTCATGGCGGTTGCGTACGTCTGGCGGAGCGCGTCCAGGAATTCCTCGTATCGGTCATTCGAATGGCCCGGCGGGCTCGCCGGCAGTATTCCGGTTTTCATGGTTCCTCCTCACAGGCCAGGTTCCCGTCTTTATCAATCTCGACGGCGGGTTTATGGCAGTAGTGGCAGGGGGG